GCTGACAGTCATGCGCTGGGCCTGATGGCGCATCAGCGTTGACGGTATCTAGTGGTTAGCGCCAGGGCAGATGCTTGGTCAGCCAGACGGTTACAGGCAATGGTTACAGCTCTGGTTACACCAGAATCGCCCAGGCTGGCCTCAATCAGCCGCATGGTGCAATGGCCCTACCTGCCCACGAAACCCCGTCAAAAGCCGTTACCGAGCCAGTTGTGAAATTAACTGCATCCGTAGGATTCACTGATACACACCTACACTTTTCGTAGGATTCACAACTTGCCTTTTTTGCACCGGGCTGGCATTTATGGGGGAATCCCGCAGTTGCGCCATGCTGCACTTGCTGACCGGCCTACAGGCATCTGCCAGAACCATCAGCATGGTTTCGTTACAGTTGCGAAACAATGCAATTGCATACCTGCATAAGTATGCAAGCATAATCTTATCTGTCATAATCAGGCAGCACCAACAAGCCGAGAGCGCAAGATGGCAAAACACCTGACACCGCAAATCCTTCCAAGCCAAGAGGGTTCAAGCAATGACTTGGCTTTGAGGGGTGAGATTGACACCACTTACCAAACCCAGCAACGGGACATGTTCACCAGTGGCCTGGCTGCATCCATCGGAGTGAATGCCTTTGCTGTATGGCACGCCATTAAGTCCCACGCCAACTATGAAACTGGCAAATGCTGGCCGGGCATCAGGCGATTGATGGAGCTGACCGGCATTGCCAGTGCATCAGTGCAAGGAGCCATTAAGAGCTTGGAGCAGGCGCATCTACTCAGGGTCTCAAGGCTGAGCAAGAAGAACATCTATGTTGCGCGTGAACGCATGGATGTGCGAGTTGGCAAGCGGATTATCTGCACCATCGCAGTCGATTACATCCCCAACACCATGCGCGAAAGGCTGGCAAAGCTGAAAGAGGCGGCGCTGACTGGCGATCTTGACTCTGAAGATGTGTGGGCTGATGTGGATGTGATTCCTGGCCCTGGCATGGTTTATGACAAAGCTGCTGGCATGTTCAAGGGGCGCATGAGAGCCGACGAGGTGCCACAAGCAGCACCTGCTGGAAAAAATGCAGTGGCATTGGAGCGGGAAAAGCTTCGCAAGGTCGCCAATGAAACCCGCAAAGGAGTGCCTAAAAAATGAGCACTGTATCAGCCACTGATACAGCGGTTGTTCTGTATCAGCCACTGATACAGCGGTTGTTCTGTATCAGCTAGTGATACAGAATGACTTTGAATAATAAAGAAAAATACGCCACGGCAGTGGATAAGCCTGTGAGCAAGTTACGACCATGAAAACCGAAGTCCAAACATCCGCTTATCAGGAAAAGGTTCGGGCGTGTCAGCACGCAAGCGGTCAACCCCCGGCAGCGATATTTGAACGCGGGCCTTTTGAAGTCAGCTATCCATGCTTCGCATAAAAACCAAACATCCGGTTCACCACGAAAGGAGCCAAACACCATGAGCGCCAAGATCATCGGCATCATTCAAGTCAAGGGCGGGGCCGGGAGATCGACTGTCTCCACCAACCTGGCCGGGGAGCTGTCCAAACAGGGCAAGACGGTGCTGATCGACTGCGACATGCCCCAAGGCACCAGTGCGAGCTGGTTCGCTGTCAGAGATCAATCTGGCCGGGCTGGCAACCTGCTGGCCGACACCGCCACCAATCACCGGGAACTTGTCGCCAAGGTCGAGCAGCATCAGGATGCCGATTACATCGTGCTGGATGGGCCGCCACGCATCGCAGAGCTGACGCGGGCCATACTGGTATTGGCTGACCTGTGTTTAGTCCCTGTGGGCGCATCAGCGGCTGAGATTTGGGCCACCAGTGACCTGCTGGCGCTGGTCGAGGAAGCCCGCAAGGTCAAGCCGGTCAAGGTCAGGATGATCTGGACGCGCCACCGGCCACACACCAAGCTGGCGCAAGACCTGTCCGAGTTGGCCGGCAAGGAGCTGGGCCTGGTCGCGCTGACCACCTCGCTGGGTATGCGGGTCGCCTACATGGAAGCATTGGGCAGCGGTCTGACTGCGGTCGAGATGTACGAACCAAGCGCAAAAGCCGAGGCCAAGAGCCTGGCCGAAGAAATTCAAACCCTACTGAGGAAAAAATCATGAGCAAAACCACCACGCTGGCCAAGCCCGCCACACTTGCCAAACCCAAGCTGGCCAGCCAGTCCAAGGCTGATACTGCACTGGCATTCGCTGAAGCGGGCGCACCTGTCAAGTCGGCAGCGGCTGAGAAGCGGGCATTCTTTGCGCCTGAAGGATTCCGGCGGCTGACCATCAATCTGCCTGAAGCCCTGCACAAGAGATTGAGATTCGCTGCGGTCGAGCAGGACTGCACCGCTACCGACATCATCGAGCGGCTGCTGGTCAAGGAGCTGGAAAAGTCAACAAAGTAACCAAACTTGCCTAATGATTTAGGTAAATCTGGAGAGAGAAACATGGGCGGTTTCAACAGCGGCAGGCAGGGCGGCAAGCGCACCACCAACAAAATGAACGGCTTGGACATTCGCAAAGTTCACCGAGCTGGCAGGCTGGTGCCTGGTGAGTCATGCACTTGGTCATGGACACGGGGCATTGATTCTGTGTCTCGCATAAGCATGTACGCAGGTGATGATGCGGTAACACTGAGCTATCGAATCACTGACTTCAATGGTGAAGGCCGGGATTACCATTACCCGGTCACGGTCGAATGGACACCTTGCAACTATGGCGGTCGCCGTGCCTGGTGGGTTTGTCCCGACTGTGGGCGGCGTGTCGCTGTGCTGTGGGGCGGCAGGCGGTATGCTTGCAGGCACTGTCACGATCTGGCCTACAAGTCCACCAGAACAGCACCTGGGGCAGAGTGCTATGCCAGAGCCAACAAGATCAGGGCGCGGCTGGGCTGGGGCGGAGGTGTTGCCAGTCCACCGGGCAGCAAGCCCAAAGGGATGCATTGGTCAACCTACGCCCGGCTACTGAAACAGCTTACCGCCCACTGCATTGAGGCATCGCATGACATGGATGCAACCAATGATCGGATTGAAAAGAAGCTGAACGGCATTGGTTTGTGAGCCACCCAAATGAAAGATGCGTAGAGTAATAAAGTTACTCTACGCAGTCGTTTTTGGGCTGGTGCTGCAGATTGCATAGCCAACTACGCAAGTCCTGTAATGGCTGAATGCCGTTTTGATTATTAGTGTATGTACTAATATAAACATCGTATTGCATAACTGCATAAGTATGCAACAACCTTTTTATGTGGTAACATAGGCACCTAGTTAAAAGGAAAACAATTCCATGAAACAAGCTATTGGTTACATACGGGTCAGCACTGAAAAACAGGTCAATGAAGGCATGAGCCTTGAGGCCCAACAGGAGAAGATTGAAGTCTGGTGCGCCACTAATGGCTATCAGCTTGTCGAGGTGTTCACTGATGCCGGTATCAGCGGCAAGAACATGAACAAGCGTCCTGGTGTTCAGCAAGCACTGGCAGCAATCAAGAAGGGCATGGCTTTGGTGAGCTACTCCATGTCGCGGCTGGCCCGGTCAACTGTGGATGCCATCAAGATCAGCGAAGAAATTGCCAAGAAAAAAGGCGATCTGGTTCTTATCGCTGACAACATCGACACCACCACCGCAACAGGTCGGGCCATGTTCAAGATCATGGCGGTCATGGCAGAGCTGGAGCGCGAGCTTATTTCAGAGCGCACTGTGGCCGGTCTTCAGTACATGAAGCGCCACAACCTGAACTACACAAACAAGACACCTTATGGCTTTGAAGCCATTGATGGCAAGCTGGTGCAAGTCCAGCAGGAAGCCGAGATCGTGGCTGAGATTCAGGCATCGCGCACTGGCGGCAACACCCTGCAATTCATCGCTGATGACCTGAATGGTCGCGGCATCCCCACCAAGACCGGCAAGACCTGGGCACCGGCCACCATTCACTTGCTGCTGAAAAGGAGTTCTCTTGTCAATTCAATCTGAGATACCGCACCTTTTCCCGCACCACATCATCAGGCAGGCCACCCGGCTGGAACCTGAAAAAGTGGATGCCCTGGCAGTCAATGCGGCTGCTGGGGCTTTGCTGCGTCTGAAGGGCAAACCGACTGAGCAGGTCGCCCTGATCAACACCATGCAACCCAGCACAGCGGCGGCATTGTGTCGCTGGCTGATTGACCCGTCATTCTGGGCGCTGGTGAGCAATGTCACCACCCACTGAAAAGGCCAATATGCAAGCCAAACCAGAAAAATGGGACAAGAGCAATTTTCCTGTTTCTGCCATTCAAGTGGCATCAGAGAATGATCTACTGTATGACCGATTCGGCATTGCCAACAGAGATGATGCCGACTTGGCTATCTCTATTCGCGACAAAGGCATCCAAGAGCCATTGACCCTATCGGCAGACAGCATCCTACTGAGTGGGCATCGGCGGTTGGCTGCGGCCAAGTACATGGGCTTGAAGACTGTCCCTGTTCGGGTTGTAGAAGATATTGTTTTCAATGACCTGGCCACCACTGAGAGGCTGGAGGCTTTGCGCCTGTACAACCAACAACGGGAAAAATCACCCGGCGAGCGCATCAGGGAGAAGCTGCTGGACATTGACCCTCAAGATGCACATCAAAAGTTGAAGCGGCGGCGCATTGATGCCGTGATGCTGAAGGGCGCAACTGATGTGAATGTGAGGATGGGCAAGGTAAAAAAACGGGCATCCATCACTACCTTACAGTTTTTGACAAAGGCGCAAGCGGTCATTCAGGAAAACAAAGAGTATTGGCCCATGACAGTTCGCCGGGTTCATTACCTGCTGCTGAATGACCCACCACTGAGGCACGACAAGAAGCCAAATTCTGTTTATGTCAACGACAAGGCATCCTACAAGGCGCTGACTAACCTACTGATTCGGGCGCGGCTAACAAGGGATGTGCCAATGGCATCTATTGAGGACACCACCCGGCCAATACAAGATGGCGGCGGCTTTTCTACCTTTGAACAGTTTGTAGCGCAGGAAACAGAGCGGTTCCTGATCGGCTACACCCGCAACCTGATGCAGGGGCAAAAGAACCACGTCGAGATCATGCTGGAGAAAAACGCACTGAGAACGGTCATTGAGACAGTGGCGCGTGAATATTGCATACCCTGCACCACTGGCCGGGGTTTTTCCTCCCTGTCACCACGGTATGACCTGGCGCTGCGGTTCAAGCAGTCAGGCAAGGCGCGGCTGGTGCTGCTGATGCTGACCGACTTTGACCCTGATGGGGATGAGATCGCGGCATCCTTTGCGCGGTCACTGCGGGATGATTTCAACATCGAGTCTATTCATGCGGTCAAAGTTGCGTTGACTGTTGAAGATGTTCGAGCCTATGACTTGCCCAGCGATATGGATGCCAAGGTTTCCAGTCCCAATTACCAGAAGTTTCTCAAGAGGTACGGGGCCACCAAGGTTGTGGAGTTGGATGCTGCACCAGTGAAGCTATTGCAGTCCAAGCTGCGAGAGGCTATCGAGTCTGTCATTGATGTGGTCGAGTTCAATGCGCAAGTGGAACATGAAGTTCAAGACAGTGCCCACATTCAAGCCCACCGGCAAGTTGTGTTTGAGGCTATCAATGGCAGGCCAGCAAGCTTATAAGCGCACATAGTTGCATACATATTTCATCATCAAAGTTTTAACAATGGCCCCATTGATAAAAAATTTAGCGACAAAGGAGTTCTAAAAATGGTTTTCAAAGTCAAACCCAAAGCAGCTACACCGGCAGCATCAGTCCGGGATGGAACCTACCGGGCCACTGTTTCCAACCTGAAGCAGTTTGCCAATGCCTATGGTGAGCGTGTCGGGTTCGAGTTCACCATTCGGGGCGGCCAGTTCGATGGTGAAAAGGTCATGCGGTCAACAGCACCCCAGCTAACCAAGCAGTCCAAGCTGGCCGAGGTGATCGAGGGCATCCTGGGCCGTGACCTGACAGTCAAGGAGTTGCAAGGCGGGTTTGACCTGGAAAACCTGATCGACAAGGAATGCAGCATCCTGGTGTTGCAGTCCAAAAGCAAGACCGGCGTGGCCTATTCCAATGTGGAGCGAGTCTTCAACGCCTGATCGACAAGAACATCAACCAAAAGGCCGACAGTGCCAAGGGGAGAAAGATGGGCAAAAAAAAGCCACCCAAAGTAAGTCATGCAAACCGATACGAACAGTTCGATGAGGCTTTTCTGCGCTACCTGGGCAGATACCTGCCTGGATTCAAGCGCGAGCCTGCTGCGGTTCAGTTGGCACTGTGCGGCATGATCTTCGAGGCACCAACCCGCTACCGGGCGCATTCGCACCATGAGGGCTATGCCCGGTTCACTTGGCAAGAGTTGGAGCGGTCATTCGGGCGCAGTGGGTTCGCTGTCATCAATAAGAGCCTTGGCATTTTTGAGATCGTTCAAGACAGCATTGGTCGAGATCATTGGTCAATGACAAACGGCTACACCAAGGCATTCATGCTGACCGAGAAGGTCGCCACCATCCGGGAAAAGTTCCTGAAAGGTTGTTTCAGGCGGCGGGCCACCAAGCTGCTGACCCAAGATGGCAAGTATCTTGAAACCCTGCCTGCCAGTGCAATGGCAGCCAAGAATCAGGACGGGCAGAACAGGCGCGGGTTTCATGGTCTGTCCGTGACAACAAAAGTACCCGTCAACCTGGTTCAGATCAAGAAGTTGATGGTCAACATCCAAGCCAGATTGATGGCGCATCAGGCCGGGTTTGTGTCTGGCGAGCTTTTCTCTGAAATACCAAACATCGGGTTTCTAAAGGCGCTGCATCAAGATGCGGCCATGATCTACACCAAAGGCAATAACCAGAACTGGCCTGGCTTCGTGCTGCACCGCTATTGCGAGATTGCAAGCGGGCGGGTCTATGCCGAGGGCACGGCCAACCTGCAAAACTGTTACCGGGTACTGCGAGAGGCTGCAATGGCTGGCCTGTGGGATGTGGACATTGAGAACTGCCATTACTCCATATTGGCACAAATGGCGGCATCGCACGGCTACCAATGCACTGAGGTGCTGGCCTACCTTGCCAACAAGAAACAGGTTCGGGAGTCACTTGCTGCTGAGTTCGACATATCGGTGAGGCAGGCCAAGGATGCCATGATTGCTCTGGTCTATGGTGCGAAGTTTTCAAGTCGGGCCGAAGATGCCCTGCCTAAGATATTCAGCGACACCCGACTGGCCTGGCGGGTTTATCAACATCCCAAGTTCCGGGCGCTGCGGGACGACATTGCACGGGCAAGGGCGGTCGTACTGAAAGCGCAGGAAGTCAGTCGGGCCACCATCAAGAATTGCAGAGGTCTGACCATTCGACTGGATGAGTCAAACGAGCGTCAGCAACTTGCACACCTGCTGCAAGGGGTCGAGGTCGCGGCGCTGGAGTCAGCTTATCGGCTGTACCCAAAGGAGATTGTTTTACTCCAACATGATGGTTTTGCGGCCACCTGCCAACTGGACATTGAGCGCATCGAATCAGCCATGTTTGAGGCTACCGGCTATCGGTTGAAGGTCGAGCAAAAAGCCATTCAGGTCAATCTTGGTGATGCCTTTGATGCCCACCCAGATGCTGCTAATAATCAAAACGAAAAAGCGCAGTTTCTCCTATGAAAACACCCTCTTTTTACCCTCCTGTTTGCTAGTTAATGAACCATGTCTCCTGCCCTCCCTGCCTCCCTTCCTCCAAGGAATAAAAGGAAGGGAGGGTCGGCAATTTTGGCATCCTGTTTTTTTTAAGCATGGTTCATGTGGGCACCACTGATCTGGCTGGCAAGCCTGAAGGCACCGGCGCTGCAAGCTGGTTGCGGGTTCGGTGCCTCATTCAATCAACCAAAGGAGCATAGACATGGTGGCGAAAAAATCGACTCCAAAAACAGTACCGGCTGCAACACCGGCAAAGCCTGACCCCAATGGCTACCAGATCAAGGCCGAGGAATGGGGCTTCACCAAGGGCACTTCAAATTCGCAGTGTCTGGCTGCGCTGTCCACCAGATCGGCGCTGACTGCAAACACTTACAAGGAATTTGCTGGCGGCGGGGATGCGCTGGAAGTCACCGACTTGATGGGAGAGTTGCGAAAAGCTGGTGAGGAGGTTGTGGCTGGCAACATGAGCCGGGTCGAGATAATGCTGACAAATCAGGCGCTGGCCCTGGATGCCATCTTCAACAACATGGCGCAACGGTCACACAAGCAGGAAACATTCAAAGGCATCGAAGTATTGATGCGGCTGGCATTGAAGGCGCAGGCACAGTCACGGTCAACAGTTGAGGCACTGGCCGAGATCAAGAATCCTCGCCCTGTCCAGTTCGTGAAGCAGGCCAACATGACCACCGGGCCGCAACAGGTAAACAATGCCTATGTCGATACACAATCGCATACTGGCATACCTACAGGCGCGGGAAATTTTCAGAGTGAGCAGAACAAACTATTGGAGTCAGATCATGGTCAACGGCTGGACATTGGAGCGCAGGCAGCGGCAGGCAGAGTTAATCAGACAGTGGATGCCGTGGTCTAAGTCCACTGGCCCACGGACACCAGAGGGCAAGCTGCGGGTCAGCCGCAATGCCTGGACGGGAGGCCACAGGGCGCAACTGCGGGAACTGACCAAGATGGTCAATGCCGAGGTGCGGGCGGCGCGTGAGCTGGTTTCAAGTTGCCGGTAACTGAAGAATGGGACAAGTACCATTTTCCTGGGCAAGCCGAATTCAACGCCAGACTCCGGTCATCATGCTGGTGTTGTGCCTAGTGTTTCAGGTGCAGGCCGTTGCGGTCAATGCCTGATGCTTAACGTAAAAGTGAGGGTCTGCGCGCTTTTGCGCAGTCCCTCTCGACTGCCGGGTTGGGCAACAATGCGGATGGACTATCTTTGAGTAGCCTCATTTTTGAGCCATTCGTTGATAACAGTGGTTGTCCAACGAGGTGAGCGTCCAATCATGCAGGAAGGCGGCGGGAATGGTGTTTTGCACAACGATTCGTCACCAGAAATGGACTTCACCACTACCGTTTTTCCCTGTATCAAGGCACCAAGTGCTCTCGGCCCGGCATTTCCACGCATTCGTTCTAGTGTGCTTCGACTAATTGAAAGCCTCTGGCAAATTTCTTCAATGCCAAGCAACGTGTCCTTCGAAATATCAATCATAATCGCACCTTTGTATTCAAATCTTGATGCCGCCTCATGCTGCAAAATGCATCCAGACGCATCAATTCTCGCAGAAGTACTTGTCGCTGTCAACTACGTGAATTTGATTGATGTGCTCTAAGCGCATGATGGATGTTGCCCAACGTACTTTAAATTCCGTTTTCTACAGCGACCCCACTGAAGTAAATAAAGTTTCAGTAACTATTCGGATTTTTCTACGCCTGTTGCAAATACGCTTTAAAAAGTACAAAAAACTTACTTGACTGATGTTCATTCGTACAGTTAAGGGTTTACACTATCCCTGTCGGTGCGCCACATTGACGAAACAATCAGAGCCTTTAAGCCCTGACTCTTCATCCGGGAAACCGGTTCAAGTGGCGACTTGGAGAGTTAGAACTTAAAGGCTTTATGTTTTGGAACGCTGACCGAAGTTAGCAGCGTATCAAGTGGGACTCAGAACCCAGCCAAACCGCCTTGAGATACTTTTACCGGCCTGTCAGGGTCTATCGGGTTGAAGTTGTTTATGAGGGTACGCAGGAAGCCGCAAGGCCAGTAGCGAAACCGGATGACCACAACGTTCTTACTTGGCAGGTGACGCGCAAAGAAGGTGATTAGCGCAGCGGGGGTTTTGTGTTGGGTGTCCGTGTGTTTTGTTCATACGGGGTGCAGTCAACATGTGGTGGGCCGCATCAGGTGCTGTAAGCAGCAAAAAGCCACCAAGTAACGCGATGCTTTCAATCAGCGTTATCCACGGGGACACTCAGTCGGCTCCGTTACGAATCAAAAGCCTAGCTCACTTTTTTAAGTGGGTTAGGCAGATTTTCGCCACAGATAAGCCTAGTCCCACCACCCGAATCATTCTGGCAGCAATGTTTGCTTTGCAGCAATAGCAAATATCCTGCAACAGCATTGCAGTCAATCAGCACCCCCTGACAAACACCACCTAAAAAGCAAAGGCCCCACCAAGGTGAGGCCCAAAGTCGCTACACGGGATTGCAATCTCCATTGTGTAGAGGCCCCTTTCGAGGACTTTAGCCCGATGTTCTCACAGAGCGGGTACAAGCGAATTCTATGTTTTCAAAGGTAATCTGCCGATGCTGTCAGGCCAATCCCATGCAGGATGCGGGTAAAGTTAGCCGGGCGTGACGGCTAGCGCGTAAAACGCAGCCCGTTGCCCAAGTATTCATCCCCATCCACCGCAATACGCAGCCGCAGCACACCTGGGCCTGGCACCGGTATGTTGTTCATTTTGATGGCAATGCGGATTTCTTTGCCCCAAGATAGGCCATCAACGCTTGCTTGCGTATCACCAACTGACTCTGGTGGAATATTGATGCTGTGCAAAATAGCATCACCCAGCAAGAGCTCCAGCTTGAACACCGCATAATTTGTCATCAAAGGCATGGCAACAAGCCCAATCACGCACAGACTTGGCAGCACCAACGCGCCATCGGGGGGGAGTTGAATGTGTTCACCGCCGTACCACCCCACAATTGTCGTTTTTCCGCCTATCTCATCGCGAATGTCATCGCAATAAATACACTGCAGGCTGATGCGTTCAAGCGGTTTCATGCTCGGCCACCTCGCATTCTGTGTCGTGCTGCTCTTCAATGGCAGAAAACACCTCCATACCGGGTACGCCAAGCGCAGATGCCAAGGCCTGCATATTTTGAAAACTCATGGTTTTGGGAGACCGCTCCCAGCGTGCCACGCTGGGCTGTTGGGTTTGCATGCGCTGCGCCAATTGGGTTTGAGACAACCCTGCTTTCATGCGCAGTGCCACCAGCCCCGTGCGCGGCCCATGGGTGGCTTGCAGGGCTTGCCCAAGTTTTTTTCGGGCAGTGGCCAGGCGTTTAGCGCGAGCGGGGTCAAGACTGCGCCGGGCAAAAAACTCGCCCGCTTCCGTGCCGCCATTCAAGATGGCAGGGTCACCGGCCAGGGGGTCAAGTGGCACCCATTTGTTATGCACCATCATGGTGGCGCGCATGGTGGCTACCCCGTGTTGTATCGAACCCAGATCAAGAGATTTTTGGAATTCTGTACTGCTCGTATCGAGCACACAGGTTCCTGTAGGCGTGGTGACTTGTATCGTAGGCATGGTCTCTGTCCGTGAGTGCAAGTGCATAGTAAATGTCGCGTTGTGCGTTGAAGCCTAAAAAAATCCGATATCCGATGATTCCGTGGTTATCCAAGTCCTTAAATTTCAAAAAGTAAATGTTGTAGCCATTGTTACGTGCTTTGATGAAAATTTTCACTTCAAAAAAAGGTGTGTGCAATGGGTAAGTGTCTGGCGAATGCAAGCGCTCCAGCAGGTCTAGGTCTTCGTAAAGACTTTCCAGCAAGACCTCTACGGCATCCGCAAGGTCTGGCTGCACTTCGTACAAACGATCAATCTCTTCTTCGATCTCTTTTGTTACAACGAGTTTAGTCATTCTATAACCAAAATGTTATTTATGAATCCAATGAAATTGCAAATAATGAGGGTGCCTTGAGCTGGGACGGATTTGATTGCCATTTTTCTATTGTCCAACATCAAAAGCCCATCACTGCATTCGTGACCATGCCGATGTGTGGCAAACACACATTGGCGATGCGATCCAAGCTGCACCGGCCATGCGCCAGAGTTCAGCTTTGAATGCTGCATATTTAATAGCTTACCGCGCTTGTACCATGCGGGCTAGAGCATAAAAACACCATAAATTGCGAATTCGCAAGCCGAATATATTTCAACGCGGTAGGGATTTGGCTGGCGCTGGCTGGTACAGTTTGGGCAGGTGCTTCAAAACACCAAAGTGATAGCGGTTGCAACTCCCACCGAAAGCGGGGTTTTTTCACGTCCAAAATTTGGCAACGTGGCATCACGCCATGTTTACGGTTTCGGGCGGATGGCCGAATCGGTAACGACCGGCGCATGGCTATCACCATGTTTTGAACATCCGCCCACCTGGTGCTGATTCAAACTGTGCTGGGTGGTTTATTTGTCTCTGATAGGAGTCGAACCCATGACAACCACGTCACCCCGTGCCATTGCGCACACCACCAAGCCGGGCACACCTGCCATTTACCAGTCGCCAGTCATCACACCGGTTCGCCCGGTTCAACCACTTGACGCAGTGACCGCCATTGAGCGCCAGCAGCACATTACCAACTGCATCGAGGCCGCAAGCTGGCACCTGCGCCACGGACGCATTAACGAGGCTACCGGGCGCATCCTGAGTGCCGCTCGCCAGTTGAAGCAAGCCTGCACTGAATCCACCACCACCGGGAGGGCGTGAGCCATGACCACCACATCATCCAGCACGCAAGATGCTGGCATCCTGGCCGCACCCGCCCACGCACCAAACGTTTTCACCACCAGCGAGACCGCGCTTATCAATTGCGCGCTCAGCCTCATTGAGGAAAAGCGCCTCAAGCTGGCACCGGTTCTGTATTACATGCAGGACTTTGAGCGTTACCTGCGCCTGCGCTTTGCAGGGCTGACCAATGAGCAAGGGCACACGCTTTACCTGAACGTCAATCGGGAACTGCTGAGCGCTGAAACCGAGTTCTTTGGCGACCAGAAATCGGTGTCATGGGACATTCGCAAGACGGTAGCCCGTGCGATTCAGCTTGGAGCCGATTTTGTCGTCATGGCTCACAACCACCCGAACAACAACGCCTCACCGTCCGACCAAGACCTCAACCATCTGAACTGGATGGAGAAGACGCTTGAGCCTCTAAAAATCACACTGCTTGATAGCTTTGTCGTCACGGCCAGCATGGTCACCAGCATCAAGACCGTTCGCCAACAGAACAAAGAGCGCGAAGACCAGGAGCGATCTGCCCGCTGGGATCGTGAAAGATCAGAGAAAAGCGCACGTCGCGCCGCCAACAAAGCAGCTAAGTTTGCTGCAGCCCAACAAGCCCAAGGAGTAACAGCATGAATGACCTGACCGTTCCCCAAGCCCCGAACATGACCATGACCAGCAAGGAAATGGCCGGCCTGTTGCCAACGGAACCACCGAGGCGACCAAGAGCGGCTATCAGGTTCGGTGCATTGCGAGTCGCATCAAGATGCTGGCATTTATTCTGACGGCTGGCATGGGTGATGAAATGGAGTCAGTCGATGACCTGGAGCGCCAACTGAAGGTTTCAGGCTGATGACCTAGCCAAACACCACCAACCAAACCCAGCCTGACCCGCTGGCCAAACTGGCACTTGGATAATCAGTTTTGCGCCAGCTAGGCCGGGATTAATTACCCCGACTGAAAAGCCAGTCCTCCCCTGGCCTGCTGGAGCATCTTCATTGGGAGCAAGCACGGGAGGTGCCGGTATGAAGCAAGAGTTCTATGGCAAGGAAGTTGCCGAAGTTATCTGCGTAAAGACTGATTGGCTCGATGCACTGGATATTCGGGATGACGGTGTTTACGTCAAAGATGGATATCTTGCCAGCGACCCAAGTGAGCAAGTATTTACCTGGACTCCTGCTTGTGAAATGGATTGGTGTGGCGCGCCAGACCCATTGACAGCACCATCCCTCCCGATTCCCTTTACTGCGAATGATCTGGCGGCCTTTATCCTGGATGGTGTTGGGCATTGCATTCAGGGCAGGTATGGCCAGATTGAACATGGCCCGGATGAAGATGAGCTTCGGGGCCTTGGCTTACGGAGCAACAAAGTTCGCAAGGTGCTGCGAGAGGCCTACAACCTAGCACAGCGGGCGCAATGTAATGTGGGTACTGACAACATCGAAGAGCAGCAGCGTGCTGCCGACCTGCGTTCGGCTTATGCCGATGCGCGTGAAGAAGCTATGACGCGTGAGAAGGTAATGGAGTATGTGATCGTTGGAAAGCGTGAGGATGGATCACCTGAATACGGTGACCTCATTTCAAGGGAAGAGTATTTGCCTCGCCTTGGCCGCGTAAATGAAACCGTTGCCGCGCAGAAGGAAGAAGCGCAAAAAGCTACCGCAGAAGCCGCCTCCAAACATGCCGCATGGCGCAAGGCTATGGTGAATCAGTTGTTGAAACCCGCGTCAGCACAGGCAGCACCTGCGCCCGTGATAGCGCCCGACACACTGGCCGACCAAACCGATACAGCCGAACAAGCGCCATCCCCGCCTGATAAATCCACGCGCAAACCTCGGGTGACGTGGAAGAATTTAGCTTGGGACTACGTGGTGGAAACCTATAAATCTAAACCCTTCAAAACGGCACATACCTTTTACGTCACCTTGGTGAATAACGCCAACAAGCCACCCTCGCCGTTCACGCTTTATGAGAGAGAGCTACACCTGAAAGACATTGGTCAGTCAGTGGCGGAAAAGACTATCAAAAACAATATGCCAGAGATCAAAAAAGCCGCAATTTGCAAGAAATCCAATCCCTAGTTCCCGGCGGGACTCGTGGGAGCGGAGGGATTTCCAAATACGTTCATGGTGATTCTCTGAGTTGTTTGGCGAACACCTACAGCCTGAAGGAGGCAGAACGTGTTACCCCAAACTTTCACCATCAACCAGTTCATCAGCACATTCAAGCTGGGCAGAACAAAAACTTACGAAGAAATCGAGAGCGGTCGCCTGGCCACTTACAAGGTGGGCCGAAACCGCTACATCAGTGGTCGCGCCGCCGAAGAATGGCAACGTCGCCTTGAGGCCGAAACCTCTGGTGCATCAACCTCAGCGGAGGCGATGTAACCATGAGTACCACACCACATAGCGCCAGATCGACGGCCACGGAAGCACAAATACAGCGACTGCTCGGGCTGGTAACGGCGCGCCCACATCACACACACGAACTGCGCAAAGTCGGCATCAGTCACCCGGCTGGCCGCATTCGCGATCTCGAAAAGCGTGGCTACGTGTTTGATGCAGCTCGCATCACGACCGTCGACTCCGATGGCTACGCACACCGTGGGGTTGCGCTTTACACCCTGGTCAGCGTACCGAAGGGAGATGTATCTTGAGCCGCCCCCTCAGGACAGCATGGCGGTTCGCCGTCAACCTGATGCGCCTGAAGAATATCGGGCTGGCACTTTGGGTCACTCAATATGAGATGGCACCGGGTTGTGACGGGAGGGCATCATGAACGCCCCCGCCAACTTGCAACAGCACCCCCTGAGTGCTGCATTCCCCCGCCCAAGCGCCGCCGAGTTTCAGGCATTGAAGGACAGCATCAATATCATTGGCGTTCAAATTCCGATCACCATCCATGACGGCCAAGTCATTGACGGATGGAGCCGGTATTGCGCTGCTACCGAGTTGATGATGGATTGTCCAGCGGTAGAACTCGGTGACACCAATCCGATAGATTTTGCGAAGTCTCAGACTGCACGCCGCAACCTGACCCCTTCACAAATCGCGCTGGTCATCACTGAGATTTACAAATGGAAACCGGCTGGCAATCCTGCCCTTGTCCAACCTCGCACTGAGTGCGAGGTTGGGTTATCGAACGCCAAACTGGCCACAATTGCCGGAACAAGTGAACGCACAATTTCACAAGCAAAAGCCGTCCAGACCCATGCAGTCCAAGAGGTTCAGGATGCCGTCAAGAATGGATTGGTTGGTCTGCCCAAGGCGGCAGCCATCGCCAAGATGCCCAAGGCCGAACAAGCCGCTGCGCTGAAGAAGCCACTCCCCAAAGAGTACCCGGTCAACCCGGACACGGCAGACACCGCGCCGCCAGCCGACGAACCCGAGGACACCGGCCCCGATGCTGATGAACTGGCAGCCCAGGAAGCCGAAGAGCAGGCCGACCGCCAGACCATGCAGATGCTCTTGGACTCTGACGACAAACTGGCAACAGCCGTGGCAGAAATCAAGCGCCTGAATGCTGAAGTATTCCTGCTCAAGCAGTCGCGTGATGGTGCCATGAACCGCGCCAACGAGCTTACCCAATGGGTCAAGAAACGCGATTTTCAAATCAAAAAACTGACCTCGGAAGTCGCTGATCTGAAACGAGGTGCGGCATGAATCAGGGTCTTTGGCAGGACGCACCCCACTACGGCAGCACCACTTTTCCACCGCCTCGGGATTTTCAGACCACGGCCCATGAAGCCATTCGACAGGGCTACCGCGCCGCCCACAAAAACCAGGTCATCATGGCCCCGACCGGCGGGGGCAAGACCTATATCGGCTTGCGAATCGCGCAGGAGGCACTGGTCAAGGGCAAGAAAGTCGTTTTCCTATGCGACCGTACCACCTTGATCAACCAGACCAGCAAGGCGGCAGACTGCTACGGTTTGAGTGCGCACGGCATTGTCCAGGCGAACCACTGGAAGCGCGACAAAGAGATGCCTTTTCAAATTGCCAGTGCGCAGACGCTTCAAAAACGCGGCTACTGGCCCGACGCGGACGTGATCATCATTGACGAATGCCACACGCAGATGAAAGTCTGGACGGATTACATCCCGACTTGTCGCGCCGCTGTGATTGGGCTTTCAGCTACCCCATTCAGCCCCGGACTTGGCAAACTTTTCACAAACTTGGTCAACGCGACCACGATGCACGAACTGACCCAGGCTGGCGTGCTGGTGCCGATGCGAGTGTTTTCCTGCAAACGCGCCAACATGACAGGTGCAGCAACCAGCGGAGGCGAATGGACGGACGCGGCAGCAGAGCAGCGCGGCATGGAGATCATCGGTGATGTGGTGGCCGAGTGGTTGAAGTTCGGCGAGAACCGCAAGACGATTGTCTTCGGTGCCACCATCGCGCACTGTCAGGAGCTGGCCCGCCAGTTCATTGACGCTGGCGTTATGGCCGCTTGTTTCACCGCAGAAACGACAGCGCCCGAGCGTGCAGCCCTACTGAGCGAGTACACGAAACGCGACTCAACCCTGCGCATCTTGATCAGCGTGGAAGCCCTTGCAAAAGGCTTTGATGTGCCTGATGTTGGGTGTGTGGTCGATTGCCGGCCACTGCGCAAGAGCTTGAGCACCGCCATTCAAATGTGGGGGCGTGGGCTTCGGTCATCACCCGACACCGGCAAAGTGGATTGTCTGCTGTTGGACCACAGCGGCAACATTGAGCGATTTGCGGACGACTTCGAGGACATTTTCCACAACGGATTGAGCGCCCTCGACATGGGCGAAAAGCTTGACAAAAAAATCCGCAAAGACGACGATGAACACGAGGCAAAGGGCTGCCCGAAATGCGGTTACAAGCCATTCGCCAAGACCTGCATGGCCTGCGGTTATGAAAAGCAGACGGGTGCGGCTCTTTTCGGCCACGAGAAATACCAGCTACGCTGCCATTTTGAACACCTCATTGGCTGCTTGCAGGCCAGAGTAATTGCGTATCTTCTCCTGCTCAAAGTGAAATTGCAGATACAACTCAAGGTCACCACTGCAATACAAGGCACGTAGTTGCAGCACTGCCTCGGCACCATTCAAACTCCAGCACGCGCCCGTCAAATCCATGCGGTCTTTGACCAAGTGGCGGCAGGCTCCTTCAATGATGCCGGTGGCAATTGGCCAGCCGTTCTTGAGTGCCCTGGCATAGTCAAAGCGTTTCTTGTTCTTGAGCAGGTAGGCGCCACACTTGTCGAGTGCCTCACGATCTTTCTTTGACAGCTTTCGCAGCGTCGCACTGCGGTGCATGCCAGCCACCACGCCACTGAGCTTGCCCTCAAGCAGGGCCACTGCATGCTTGTGTACCCAATCCTCGGCCTGCGATGAGCCTGGCGGATAAAGGCAGTAGGCCGCTTTCCACAGATATTCCAGAGCATGCACGAAGTCATGAATAATGACCGTGTCGCTGCGGTGGCGAGCAATTGCCGCCTCAACAGCGATGCGCTGTGGATCGGCACCATCGAGCAATACCAACCAGGTTTTTTTGTGTTGTGGGTCGCGACGATTTGCCTCTCCAAACATTTGCTCAATGACCTCTGCGGGCTCCTGGCGCAAACTGGCCCACACGCGCTTGTTTTGCACTTTCGCTCGCTCGGGCTTGGACGTTGTCTCCTTGCCCATGATCTGCGCGGCGCTACGCAGGTAGGGGTCTACCTCATAGACCGCCGCCACCGTAGCCATTCGCTTGCGGTTATGCTTTTCCCCCGGGCTCAAACGCGTCTGGAGTTTGTGTTCGCTCTTCTGGGCCGCCTTGCGTGTGGCCTCTCGCAGGTCTTGCTCTCGCATCACCACCCCTTTGCCATCAAGCGTCAAGATCACCAGCCCCGAGTCTTGCGCTGTCGATGATGCCGCCACAGGTGCTGCCTGAACCTTGGCGGCTTGGGGCTGTTTTGGCACTGCGGATTTTTCGGGCACACGGCCCTGGCCCGCATCACTTTGGCCCGTCTCGGCCATTTGAGTCGTCTGCGTCGGCGCCCTTGCATGACTTGCGTAGTAGGCTTCAAAGTCCACACTGAGCGATTGGCTGAGCTCTTCGCACTGGCGTTTGGCCACCTCGGTGCCCGTGTCTTGCTCAATGGCCTTGACCACCTCGTCGAACGAACCCGTGGCCGCTTGCTGCGCAATTTTGCACCGCAGCCCTTGGGAGTATTTGTCCTCAGGCAGGTTCAGCGCCGCATCCAATGGAAACAGGCTACTCGCATCGTCAGCGCTGTAGCCCAGGCGATTGACGGTGACTTCCCCAAACAGGGTCTTGAGCGACCGACCTCTTGGACGGCAGTATGTTCTGACCTTTTCATCCGTGCCCACCACCTCTGCTTGTTTCACCTCTGCCTTTGATCGCTGATCCAGATACCCCTGCATCAAGAGGCGCAACAACTCCCATCCATCGCTCTTGAGCAGCGACTCTATCCGTCCGTGCTCATATGTCTGAGTCATATACGACTGCAGATTTACCAGCAAGGCAAAGAAGTGTTCGCGAGCCGCTTGATATTCAGGAAAAAGACTTGAATCGGTATAAGCTTTCATTTGAAGGGGTCTCATGGTGGAGATAAGTGTTGTAGAACGCCTTTGACACCATCATTTGACCTCTTCATTTGCTCATATCAGCAAGTTCACATTGTTTTTTAACGATTTTTTCATGGCCGAAAAGAGCCGCACCCAAAGCAGACCCCTGCGCTGGTCGAAGCCTTACCCGGCGAAATGCGGGAAGTGATGCTTGGCAAAAAGAAGCTGGCCGATGATCACCGCCACCTCTGGGATCAGGTTTGCACCTACGCCCGATCACGCAGCAATCCGGACAAACAGCGTGGACGTGCGTATCACTTGTTCAACGACATTGCAGGCAAGCCGCCTTTGAATACATGGGACTTTGACACCACGCCGAATGTCGAAATCACCCGCAATGTGCGCAACAAAATAAAAAGCTTGAATATCGCTTACGCGAGAGGGACAGCTCGGTGACCTTTATCGACTTCGCTCGCGCCCATGGTGTTGAAATTGATCCGGCCAAACTCTACGTAGGCGAGCGTATTCGCCGCTGCGGAACCACGGATAAGCCACGGTCAGCCAATGGTGCCTATTTTTGGGACGGCACGCGAGGCTGGGTCTTCAATTGGTCTTCAGAGGCCCGTGTGCAGTGGTTCAATGACCAGGATGCAACCCCATGGACGCAGGCCGAGAAAGCCGAGTGGAAGGCCCGCCGCCATGCTGCACAAGCCAGCCAGGACGACCGGCACCACCAGGCAGCTCGGCACGCCGCAGAGTTGATTCACAGCACTAAGCCCGGCACGCACGACTATCTGGCCAGAAAGGGTTTTCCTGATCTGGAGGGAATGATCGACAGCACTGGTGCTTTGGTTGTTCCCATGCGCCACCTTGAGACCAATGCGCTGCTCGGTGCGCAGCTTATCCATTGGGACGAGCCAGAACGGAAATGGGTCAAGAAGATGCTGCCCGGCATGAAGGCCAAAGGCGCAATTCTCAGACTTGGCGATAAAACAGCCTCAGAGACGTTTTTAGTCGAAGGCTATGCCACCGGGTTATCGGTCTTCGCAGCACTGCGCAGCGTTGGATTGAGAGCGTCCGTGCTGATCTGTTTCAGTGCCAGCAATCTTGAGTTCATTGCGCCCCAGGCCAAAGGCCAAGGGTATGTTTTTGCTGACAACGACAAGTCTGGTGTCGGTGAATCTACAGCCAAAAACACCGGCCTGCCTTATTGCATGAGTCCAGTCGAAGGCGAGGATGCCAACGACATGCATACCCGCGCCGGTCTGGTGCCCGTGTGCCAATTGTTAATGAATGTCAGATTGGGAGGTGAACATGGCGAACGGACGCAACAAGACCCGCAAGGGGAGTGATGCCGGGAGAGACTCAGGAGGGTTTATAGCCCTGCCTTGGTCTGTGCTTGACTGCCCGGCATACGCCCACTTGTCTATGCACGCAAGATCATTGCTATTTGAGGTAGCACGCCAGTACATCAGAGACAACAACGGAAGATTACTCCTTTCACGCGCCTACATGGTCACACGCGGTTGGAGGTCATCAGACATGCTGACCAAGGCCAAGAATGAGCTGTTGGCCGGAGGGTTCATTTTTCAAACAGTCATGGGCCACCGCCCCAATAAAGCCAGTTGGTACGCGGTCACATGGCGTGCGCTCGACAAGATAGCGGGTTATGACCACGGCACCGAAAAACTGTTTGAACGAGGCGCATACAAGAAAAAACCGGCATCCATCGGCGCAATCCTTAGACCGCCCCACGGTACAGGAGGCCAAACCATAGTACCGCCCCACGGTACAGGCGACCCGGCCACTGTACCGCCCCACGGTACTAACAAGCCAATTTTTGACCCTCTCTCTGTACCGCCACACGGACACCATCTAGATATACCATCTATTGCGCCCGGCTTTCCTGCCTGCTTGACTGTCTGCATTCCTGCCCCTTTGGCCCCCCGGCGACCGGCATCGCTGACCCTGATTGGCCGGTTGTTGAACCGTGCCCGACCGGCAAATTGTCCTGCGGGGTATCACGCCGCCCGGTCCCGATTCCAGATTGAAGGTGCTGCTCATGCCTAAACCCCACATCAACACGGCCATGAATCCTCCTGTTTCACTGAAACAAGCTGTTTCACCCAAAGCCCGCCAACAGGTGCTAGACCTGCGCCGCCGTCATTCTCTGAGCGAAGTAGCCAAGCAAACCGGCCTGCCCCTTAGCACAGTGAAGACGCTATGCGCCCGGTCCGGTGCATTCAAGGACAACCAAGCTCTACGCCAACTTTTCAGCTTGCCAGCGATTCAGGCCAGCACCAGCACAGCACTGGCAGTGCCCGAGTTGCCACCGCAAGACGTGGTGACCGGCGACCAAGAGATTGATGCCGTGCTGTGGCTCCGCTCAGTCATCAAGACCGGACAGGCCGGGCTGATTGAGAAGGCCATGGAAGCGGCCAAGCGCATCAAGACACCGCTCAAGGAATTGGCCGACCGCTACATGAAACACCTAGTTTCAAAGAATCCGGGCAATTGGACGGTAGCGTTTGCCACCTTTGGGTTTGATGACCTCACCGGCCTGGCCAGCACGTCAATCAAAAAGGCAACACGCCAGCATGAGGCTACTGCCCGGTTCGGCAGCATTGCGGGATTGTTTGCCGATACCCAGGCTGAACAATTCTGCGTTGATGCGCTCAAGGGATTGAAGCGAAAGAAGGACTTTGGCGACTATGACGAGGTGCAGGTCGATCAGCGTTTTCAGGCACACCTTGATCTGATGCCCAACACCTTGAGCGACTGCCTGCACGAGCTGGCCTACTGGCATGAGTTGTACTGGCTACGCAGTGCTTGCGATGGTGGCGACCAAGCCCCTTATGCCTACGCCAGAGAACGGTTCGCCTTTCGTTGTCTGGCGCGCATCAGGCCAAAGTCCAAGCCTGAAGCCATTGCAGTGTTTCGCTATCTGGCGGATGGTGATCGCATGGACAACACCGAGACCGAGGGCATTTTGCTTAACCTGATCGGACACTGATTCGCCAAAACCAAGGACAACCCATGAACCAAATCAACGAACACCTTCCCCCACTGGTGCGCAATGCGCTGCTGCTGGCGGCACGGACACCCATTACCCCGGCTGACCCGCTGGCGCGGTCCAAGGCCATTGACTCAGCCATTGAGCAGGCCAGGGCGAGCTACCCCGAGTTGTTCAAGACGGAGTTCGAATGAAACAAGGGGTTTCAATTGGTGCGCATCACACTCGCATCATCAGCCATTGGGACGATGCAGCACCACCGCCGCGCCGTGGGCCCAATGCGGCTGATTCAGTACGCAAGCTGCTGGCCAAGGGCTACATGGTGCATCAGGGCTTGCTGGGCGACTTCATGACTGAGGATGCTCAAGGTGTTTGTCACTGGTGC